CTGCGTTTATGGCACTCTGGACTGTGCCAGTAGATAGTGACGGTGAGCCTACAGGCAAAGCACCTATATATAACTGGCCTGATGAGTTGTAAATATGAAAGATAATCCTATTTCAGACATATCATTAATTGGCGCAGGTGTATCTGCACCTCTTTGGCTTGCTCCTCTGTCAGCTTGGGTGCAACTTGTTCTTGCTATAGTTATGATAGCACTAGGTCTTGTTAGGATTTATATCTTAATAATAAGAAAGAAAGACTAATGGTTGATCCAATTTCGGCAATGGCGATAGCTGGGAGTGCTTTTAACGCACTTAAAAAAGGCGTATCCATTGGTAGAGATATAGAGTCAATGGGCCGTGATTTATCACGCTGGATGGGTGCAGTATCGGATATAGACCGCGCACATCATGAAGCAAAAAACCCACCTATTTTTAAAAAGTTATTTACTAGTAAGTCAGTCGAACAAGAAGCAATGGAATTGTTTACGCAGAAGAAACAATTAGAAAACCAAAGAGATGAGTTACGTAGATTAATCAGCAGTATGTTAGGCCCAAATGCTTGGCAAGAACTAATAGGTATGGAAAAAAATATTAGAAAACAACGACAGGAAACTATGTATGCTCAACGAGAAGCACGCAAACATTTTATCGAAATTATTGCTTTTATATTATTGGGACTTGTAGTGTGTGGTTTTTTAATAGGTCTAATTTGGCTTTTTTCAAATAAAGGTGCATTTTGATACAAAAAAAATTAGAAAAAGATAGTAAATACAGTTATTTAGATGCTGATGGAGACGGTATAGTTGACGATGATGAAATGCGTTTACATGACACGGAACTACAGGACAGAAAAGAGAATGCACAACTGCGAAAAATGACCGCACAAAGACGCATGGCAACAGCTGTATTGTGTTTTATGGCTGTATATACTTTGTTAATGTTTGCACCTTTTGTTCCCGATTCACGTATCAAACTGTTAACTGACTTGTCAAACTTGTTGTATATTACAGGTGGTGGTATAGTGGGAGCCTATGTGGGTGTTAGCGCATGGATGAGTAAAAAATGATAGAAGTACACCACAATGCAGAGATAGCGTGGGTGCTTGTAGTAGCAATGTGGGGTAATAACGGTATAGATTGGCATCCTATTGGTCAGATGGTATTACAACAACCTATGTTAGAAGAGCAATGTAACTGGTTGATAAGAGATAAAATGTGGGAAGAAGTTTATAGTAACCAATATTATAAAATGACTGCTCAATGTTATCCAGAGGAGTAATAAATGTTACAAGCATTAATAGGCCCCGTATCTGGGCTTTTAGATAAATTTATTGAAGATAAAGATCAGAAAAATGCATTAGCCCATGAAATCGCCACCCTCGCAGAAAAACAAGCGCACGAAGCAGCCCTCGCTCAAGTCGAAGTCAACAAAGCAGAAGCTCAACACAGATCAATTTTTGTTGCTGGATGGCGTCCCTTTGTCGGATGGGGTCTGTGGGGTGGCGCTTGCGTACCACTTTGTCTTTGCTCCGCTTATTCTTTTCGCAGCTGCGATTGCTGGTGTTGAAATACCAGAATTACCTAGTTTCGATATGGAAACATTAACCACAGTCTTGCTTGGGATGCTTGGGCTAGGTAGTTTGAGGAGCTTCGAGAAGTTTAAGGGGTTAACAAAATGAATTTAGATAAACTTAGAGAAGAGTTAGCCGAAGACGAAGGTTGTAAGTACGAAATATACCTTGATCATCTTGGACTACCTACGTTTGGAATAGGACACTTAATTACTAAAAATGATCCAGAATGCAATATGGAAGTAGGTACAGTAATAGAACAGAGCCGTGTTCAATCTGCGTTTAATTTAGACATTACAGTTACGCTTGAAGATTGCCAGAGGCTTTACAAAGACTTTAATGACCTACCCGAAGAGGCACAATTAATTATAGCAAACATGATGTTTAACCTTGGATATCCACGCCTATCTAAGTTTAAGGGTATGAAAGCAGGGGTTGATGCTAGAAGCTGGGCTTCCGCAGCCGATGAGATGGTTGATTCCAAATGGTATACTCAAGTTCCAAATCGTGCTAGAAGATTAGTAAGTAGAATGAGATTGTTAGCGGAGGAATAAAAATGCCACTGCAAAAATTAATTTTAAAACCCGGTATTAATCGTGAAGGTACTCGCTACACTAACGAAGGAGGGTACTATGATGGGGACAAAATACGATTTAGACAAGGCACTCCTGAAAAAATTGGCGGGTGGACTAGATTATCCGCTTCTACTTATTTAGGTGTAGCTAGATCCTTACATAATTGGGTAAATCTAGCGGGAGCTAATTATATTGGTGTAGGCACGCACCTTAAATTTTATATTGAGCAGGGGGGTGCATACAATGATGTAACTCCTGTTCGTGCTACTGTATCATTAACAAACCCATTTACTACAACTTCTGGATCAACAACTGTATTAGTTACGGATGCTAATGGGGGATTTGTAGATGAAGATTTTGTAACATTTAGTGACGCTAGTGCTGCAGGTGGAGTAACTATTGATGGTGAGTTTCAAATTGATATTGTTAGCGCTACTACCTATAATATAACAATATCTTCTGCGGCTTCTTCCACTGCAACAGGAGGTGGAACTGTATCTGCAGAGTATCAAGTTAATGTAGGCACTGCATTTGCCATACCAATAACAGGTTGGGGTGCAGGTGCTTGGGGGTCTGACTCTTGGGGTACTGGACAGTCTTCAGTAAACCCTGTTCGTATTTGGAATCAATCTAATTTTGGAGAAGATCTTATATTTGGAGCAAGTGGTGACAGGTTGTATATATGGGATTCTGGGTTAAATACTTCACTTGGCACTAGAGCTATAGAATTATCCTCATTGAGCGGTGCGTCTAATGTGCCTGTCGTACAAAATTTATTACTCGTATCAGATATCAGCAGGTTTTTATTTTGTTTTGGCACTAATCCTATAGGCTCTACAGCAATAGATCCTACTTTAATACGTTGGTCTGATCAAGAAGATGCTATTAACTGGACACCTGCAGCTACTAATCAGGCGGGTAGTTTGCGTTTATCTAGAGGTACAAAAATAGTATCTGCTGCGCAGGCTAGACAAGAAATTTTAGTTTTTACTGATTCTTCTTTATATTCTTTACAATACGTTGGTTTACCTGCTGTATGGACAGCAACAATCGTTGGTGAAAACATATCAATTGCTGGGCAAAAAGCCGTTGCGTACGCTAATGGTATTGCCTACTGGATGGGTACAGATAAATTTTACAAATATGATGGACGATCCCAACCTTTAAAATGCGATGTACGTAAGTATATTTTTAACGATTTTAATACGCAACAGTATCAACAAGTGTTTTCTGGTACTAACGAATCTTTTCACGAAGTATGGTGGTTTTATTGTTCCAAGGCGTCAAATAACATAGATCGTTATGTTATATTTAATTACATGGAGAACGTGTGGTATTACGGCACTCTAGCTCGTACTGCTTGGCTTGACTCTGGGTTACGTGATAATCCGTTAGCAGCAACTTATAGCAACAACTTAGTTAATCACGAAGATGGTATTAACGATAATGAAACTAGCACTGAAGCTGCAATTACAGCTTATGTAGAATCTTCAGAATTTGATTTAGATGATGGACATAAAGTTGCATTAGTAAATCGTGTAATACCTGATATATCTTTTGATGGATCTACAGCAAACAGTCCAGTGGTTACAATGACTCTAAACCCTTTATCAAACTCTGGTTCAGGGTATATTTCACCTACCTCAACAGGAGGTGTTAATAATGCTACTGTAACACGTAGCGCGTCTTCTCCTGTTGAAGTATATACAGATCAAATATTTATTCGCGTGCGAGGTAGACAAATGTCTATGCGTTTAGAATCTTCAGCGTTGGATGTTACATGGCAGATGGGGACACCACGTATTGATATGCGACCAGATGGAAGACGTTCATGACTATTAATACTACAAACTATGGAGTAACTTTTCGCGCTCCCGCGTTGCCGTATGCGCTTCAAGAATATGATCAACAAGCAACTGAACAGTTTAACAATGTGTTACGTTTGTATTTTACACAATTAGATACAGCTATACGAAATGCTACTGTATCTGATAGAGCTGAAGCAGTAGGGTGGTTTCTTAGCTAATGCCAAATACATATGTAAACGCAAAAAAAGATCTTACAACTACAAATGCAACAACTTTGTATACGGCTCCTGCGCTTACTACAGGCATAGTAAAATCTATTCTTGTATCTGAAGATTCAGGAAATGCAGATACTATAACTTTAACAATAACTGATGCGGAATCTTCTCCAGCTACATTTAGTCTATTTAAAACTAAAGCTGTTACTGCAAACAATACAGTAGAACTATTGACAAGTCCTCTAGTTGTACAAACAGGTGAAATATTAAAAGTTACTGCTGCAACAGCAAACAGATTACATGTTGTAGCTAGTATACTAGAGGTTGGTTAATGCAGGTTGTTGATAGTAACGAACAAAAACTTACTACTCCTGAAATAGTCATACAAACTATGGAGAGTAAGACTGATACAAAAAACGATCTTGTTAACGCTATGAGGTTACTTGCAAAAGAAGGCTCTATGGAGAATGCAGATACTGTACAAATAGGTAACACTGTATTTTTAGCACACAGAGGAAAAGACAAAAATAAAAATAAAATGGTAGGAGGACTTTTTAACGTAGATACTGTACCTAATTTTACAGAAAACTACATAAAATACTTTCAATACTTACAAAACAAAAACATAACTCATTACAATGGTAGATTTAACGAGGATACATTATTACCTGCAGCAAAGATGGTGCAAGAGCAATTAACAAAAGCAGATGATTCTAAAATGTATTTAGGCACTCAAGATAAAGATTATGTAGTTTATGTAAATATTGGTAAGGATCCCATAGGTTAGCGTTATGAGTTGGATTTCAAGTATTGTAAGAAACGTAACATCAACCGTTACAAACGTCGTTAAAAACGTAGTTATAAAACCAATTAGTTGGATTGGAGATACTCTTAGTGATACTGGAGACTGGGTTGTTGACGAGATTATAGAACCTGTTGTTGATGGTGTTGATGATGTTGCTGAAGCTATACAAGATGATCCAGTAAAAGCCGTAGCTACTGTAGCTGCATATGCCACGGGCAATGCATGGGCTATACCTCTTATTGAAGGGGTAGATGTTGCACAAAATGGTGGAGATATTGGTGATATTCTTGAAGCATCAGCAACAGCATATGTAGCGCAACAAGCAGGTTCTTATGCTGGTAAATATGCAAGTGAAGCCGCGCTGGCTGCTAGTGCTAATCAAACTGCAGCCACAATACTTGGCACAGCTTCAGGACAAGCTGCATCTGCTGCAGTAACTGGACAAGATCCGGTTGAGGCATTTTTACGAGGTGGTCTACAAGCAGGAATAGATGCTGGGCTTGGTTTTATTGATGAAAAAGTAACTAAATTTACTGATGATGCTACAGATTCAATTGTAGGTACGGGTACAAATACGGGTACAGGCACAACTTCAGGAAGCGTCAGTCCTATAACAGAAACAAAAAGTTTTCTAGAGCAATACCCTACTGTAAAAAACATTTTAGCTAAATCATTAGAAGCCACAATATCTGGAGAAGATGTTACTGGCGAGCTAATTATGGGAGAAGTAATAAAAGGTAAGCTTACTAAAGAACTGGTACAAGAATATCTTACAACTGAAAACTTTAACCCAGAAGATCCTTCTGATCAACGATACCTTGCTGCACTTACAACCACTGTTCAAAACGTAACAAATGCTACTTTTAGTGGTGCAGATGTATCAGATACCTTGTATGCGTCTGCAAATGCATATGGAAAACAAGAACTTAATAAAATTCTTGATAAACAAGTAAAAAACAACATAGATAAAGTTACAGGTGACTACCAAGAAGTAGAAACAAAAGCTACAGAATTAGATACGGCTAATGCTGCATATACTCAAACTGCACAAGAATATAATGGGTACGTTACAGAGTTACAAAACAGAATTAGTGTTCGTGACGAAAAACTAGCAGAAGTAAATAGGCTTAAAGAAGAACTAAGAACATCTTTTGGGGATGCTATTGAAGAAGGTGAAAGAGCCGCATATCAAGAATCTTTAGATGTGTATAACGCTGCGGTTGCCGATTTTAATGATTATGCTGCAACCGTAGATACATACTACGAAGATACATATACTGTTGGTACTGACGCACTTAGAACTAGTTTAGATGGTCAAGAAGCAACAATTAACGCTCTTGTAGCAGAGTATGACACTTTAAGAGATGATCTTGTGTCTACAGGCGATCAACTTGATGATGCACTACTGCCTGTTACTAACGCTGTGCAAAGTGCCTACGTACGAGCTATGACTAATGACGAGTTTAACTCTGCAGAATACAAAGATGTTAATAAGCTTGGCGATATAAGTGATGATGATGCTCGCTACCATTGGTTAACTACAGGTAAAGATGAAAAACTACCTGTAAATGCTGCCCAGTATGATTTAGAGCTTAGTAATGTATTAGAAGAATCAATGCAGGGGACACTCGAAGTCCTTGGGTTAAAAGTAACTGACCTTACACCAGAACAAATTAAATCGTTACGAGAACAAACGTTGGCGTACGGTAATGGTGATTTGCAATCGTTGCGTGATATTGAAAGTGGCTCTTTTTCCATTGCTAACGATTTTCAGAACCAGACATATAACGAGGCAGCGGAGTATGAAGATTTAAGAGAAGAACTTATAGAATCTTATAACGTACCAACTTTTAATGATTTACCAGAAGAAATAAAAAAAGAAGCTATAAAACAAATAAATGCTACTGAAGAAAAACAAAAAATTAACAAACCCGACAACGTAAGTGATGCTGATATTCTTACAGGTAAAGCAGTAGTAACATCTAATGCTGAAGGGCTTCTTGAGTGGGGTAATATATCTCTTAAATTTAATATACCTAAATGGGATAGTTATTACGGAACAGCAGTTAGGAAAGTAGTTCATCCCGATGGAGAATTTGAAGCTACGGTAGACATGCAGGGTAATTATCTGAATGTGGATTCAGATGGAAAACCTATACGAGAACTAACAATCTATCCTTCTTTTTCCAATTTAAAAGAAGATAATGCTGGTCAATTTTTAGATACTCTTGCTGATGCTACACCAGAAGCTGTAAAAGAAGCTGTAAATGCTGGTGTAGCAGGGCTGCAGCAACAATACGAATTTGCCAAAAACGTAGCTACATACATAGCTAATACTGAAACAGCACAAAACATAGCTAATAGCGATTTTGGTAAAAATACTGCAGGTGTAGTGCTTAATGCTGGTGGTGAACTGCTCGATAGTATGAACAATCTAGTGCTTATTGCAGGTATAAACCCTGAGTCTACTCCGTTAGGTAAAACCGCAAAGAATCTTATTGCTATGTCTGGCGATATGAAAACAGAAGAATACAAAGCTGCCGCTGCGGAAATTCAAGAAACTATCGGTAAAGCCAACTTTAACGAAGATGGCACACTAAAAACTAACCCAGATGGCACGCCGCTCTCTACGTTTGCAAAAGCGTGGAATACTATTCAAGCTATCGGTGGCGCAGCCATGGCTAATCCCGGCACTTTTGCATCTGAGTACATAGCAAAAGAACTTTTACAAGAAATCCCTGTGCTAATAGCCAGTGGTGGTACAGCTAATGTAGTTAAAGCAGGGCTAAAACAAGCTGGAGAAGAGTTTGCACAAAAGATGGGGCAGCGTGCTGCTCTTGGAACTGCGGGGGTATTAGATGTATCAGAGTCTTTTGGTGGCACGGCTGGCGGTGCGTATGATGATGCTTACGCTACAGCACTTAAATCAGGTATGTCCGATGCAGAAGCACAAGAATACGCACTAGATAAAGCCATAACTGCAGGTACAATCGCTGCGGTTACTACTGTTACCACCATGGGTATAGGTGGCAACGATTTTGAAAAGGCAATATTTAACGGCAAACGTGGTAAAAATTTCTCGGAAGCCTTTAATGTTGTAGCAAAAGAAGCTGGACAAGAGGCTGTAGAAGAAGGACTACCACAGGCTTATCTAGAGTCACAGCTGTATCAACTAGATCCTACACGAGATGTTGTAGGTAACGTAGTTAGTAACTCCGTACTTGGCGCATTATCTGGCGGTACGGTTGCAGGTTCTATATATGGAGGCGCTGCAACAGGAGACGTAGTAACAAATGCAATGGTTATGTTTAACCCTGAAGTGCGTAAGGTCGTGCAGAACGAAGGTGGGCTAGACGCAGCGGGTGTTACACAGCAGCTTAACGATCTTGGCGTTACTAATGATACAGTACAGGCAAACATACTTAATCAAGTATTTGATGCAGATTATACTAGCACTGGCGAAGCTGAACAGGCTGCAGCAGACTACGTTACACAAAACAATGTGCCGTATAAATTTACACAAGATGAACTTACACAACTTGCTGGCTCTAACACTGATGCAGATATAGCAGCATTAGTAGATAGTTTTGTAGACTCAAGATATTTAGATACGCAAGAAGTTATTGCAGCAGCAGAAGCAGAGGGTATAACACTTACAGAACAACAAGCTGCAGATTATGTAGGACAGAAAGATGAGTCACAAGGTGCTATAGATGCAATTGCTGATCTTACTTCTCCTGTTACAAAAGCCGATCTTCTGCAAGGAGATATTAATCAATCCTTAGATTCAAACACAATTAAAGACATTGTAGATACAGCTATTGCAGATTTACCTATAAGTGCCAGCCCAGAAGATGTAAGCACCACTATAAATACTGCTATTTCTAATTTAGAAAATATATCTAGCGCAGATGTAAACACAGCTATAAATAATGCACTTGCAAATAGAGAAAATTTATCTAGTGCAGATGTACAAGATATTATAGATTCTTCTATCTCTGGTTTAGAAAACATATCTACTACAGATGTAGGAAATATTGTAGACAATGCTATTGCAAATTTACCTACAAGCG